CCTGCGGTGCCTTCTCGACGTCCTGCTTCTCAAACTTGACAAACATTGACACAAGCGCATCAATGTCGCTGAGTGGAGTCTGTTCTAAACTGTGCAAAGCCTGCTGATACAGGCGCCGCTTTGGGCCGTGGTAAGAGTCAACAACTTGCTGACTGGTCAACACGGGCAAATTAGGCATCTTTGCAACCACTCGAGCCCTGAACTCAGAGAGCCCAGGTGTACTGTAGCTTGAGGGACCAACCGCGAACGCGGGCCGAAAGCCTTCCCCATCCTTGCAGAGAAAGTACCGTTCTACAAGGGCGCGTTCGATGGTGTCCACACTGTTATTGTAAACTCCCAGGTTGTGATCTGGGCCAAACCCCGTGATTACAGAGAACTCACGTTGTTTGATTGACAGCCCGTTACGGCGCACGCACAACGACCCCTTACATTCGGCAGCCACACGCGCTCGGAGCGCGGCAGCCACTTGAGTTTGGGACCCGTACACCCTCACCGGGCGCCCCTAGCAGACAGCCCGCGGCACAGATCCAGTTGGACTAACCTCGTCCAACCACTTGATCCATGCGGGCAATCTACGCCGTGACGACGCAAGGTCGTCAAGGACGCTCTCTGTGAACACTGCATTCATGACATGCCCCTGGTGTAAGACAATGTCAACATCACGCACGTTATGGCGGCGGCAGATCTCGAGGTACTTGCGCTGAACAAGCAGCAAATTTGCCTCAGTGGCCTCCATCGCCCCCAATTTCGCACGGATGTGCAGTGTACAGGCTGCGGCAAACTTCGGTATCACTTGCGCTTGTTTAAAGCGGCAAGTGGCGAGCGGGTCAACATTCATGCGCTTAAAGTACGCATCCCACTCCTTCTCGGTACGCTTAACTCCGATGTTCGCCTGTCGGATCGACCCCAAATCCGAAAGGTCGTACCCGATGGTGCGTAGCGTCGTGTCAATGGCGTTAGCCACACACGTTTCACGCTGTTCTGCACCGACATGCTCACGCATCTCCTTGCGGATGCATGCGCGCACTAACTCGTCCCGGCGATACATTGCCAGGTCGTCAAAATCCTGCTGTGAACAGCAAAATGCAGACCTCTCAAGCAGGTCTAAACACCAGCGTTTCACGGCAGCCCAGGCGGACTTCCTGGGCTTGCGTTCAAGGATCTCGATGTGTGCGTTTGTCGTGGCCATGATGGAAATAACAAAATTTGGTGTTTCCCCTACCACGGGTTGCCGAGATGGAGACGGCACTCCCCAGCATTTTGATTCCGGGTCGCTGGTGACCCGGGAACTATGCCCCTCCTACGCACAGTCTGTCGCCCCCTAAAGGGACGCCCATATCCCAGCCGCCGTGGTGGATGCTAACCCACCCGATGCTCTTGGTCTTTCGGCGGTTATATGCATGCTTGCCGGACACACATGACGTATTGAACGCGCTCGCTCAGCGCGGCACAAAT